TTTTGTCTCATAGTTTTTCTCCTTATTTTTTTCCGTTACGGAAAATTTGTGTACCCTTTATACCATAAATTGACGCTACGACAAGGATCCATAAATTTGTGAACCATGTAGGGAGCGACTGGAAATGCTCAAAGAAAACTTTTATTTTGTCCATAGCCTGTACGTCGTCAGAAAAGACTCCATACGCCAAGACCAGAATTGGGAGTGTCAATATTACAAGAACCGCCTCGTCCTTATAATCTGATTGTCTAGCTTCTAACAATTTTCCCTGGTAAGCTTCCTCACCACGAGCTTGTCTTTCAGCATGCAATAGCTGTGCATCAGACATTGCAATTTTTGCCTTCTGCTTGTTAGCATAAATTTTACTTCCAGCAGAAACGGCTAATTTGATTGCCGATAACCACATGTTAGTACCAAGTAGCTGTTTTCTTTTTGTCTTTTAGCATTCTCTTAGTTCCTCTGACCTCAGTTTTATCTCCTGTTGGTATGTAGTTTCTTGGCATACCATTTGCAGTAGTTATAGATCTTGGATCCAACTCAATATTTTGAGAAGGAATGCCTATTTCAGACTGTGAAAAAGATTTATCTTTTTTGTCCATATTTTCTCCTTATTTTTTACGTAACTTACCTAATGTTATAGCAAATCTAGCTCTTTGTCCAAGTTTTCCTGGTTTCTTAGCTGCTGCTTTTAATTTTGACTTAGGAATTGTCTTACCTTTTTTGATTCCAAGAGATTTTCTTAGAGATCCAGGTTTTTTTATTGCTTTTTGTATAAATTTACTGCTTCCACCTTTTTTAAACACCCCTCTACCTTTAAGAATGTCTGCTTTTGTAACTTCTCCGTCACCTGTTAAGTCTGGGAACTTTTTTCTCATCTGTTTTCTCCTTCATATTTTTCAATTTCGACACTTGGCATCATTTTATCCACATTTGGAATAGATTTACTCAAGACTGTCTTTTCAATTGATGTATCAGCTCTTAGTTTTGCTAATTCTTCATTCTGTTCCAACTTATCATCGTGATTTTGTTGGTTCATCATAGTTTTCATACGATCAAGATTGATTCTTTCTTGGCCTTCAATCTTTTTACGTTCATTATCAGCTGCTCTAAGATCTAATTCTCTTGCTCTTAACTTAGCAATTGGGTCATTACCAATACCAGATGTAATTTCTCTTTCTTCTTTTAAGAATTCTTCCATCATTTCAGCAATCAACACAGCTTTTCTAGCTTCAATACGCAAAGTTATTTGTCTAAGTTGTTCTGCAACTTGTGGATTGGCCTGAGCCATCGCTGCCATCTGTTGCATTTGCGGAATCTCATCTGCAAACTCTATTTCAATCTGTTCTTGTGCCATCAAACTTATGTGCTCCATAATATTTTTTTCCATAGCAGCCATAATCATTGGGTTATTTTGTGCCATGTTAGTTGCCATGAAATTTAAATGCGAAGTCATATGCGCTCTGTGGTCTTGTCCTGGAAATGCATTGAATGGTTTACCGGATAAAGCCATAATGTTTTCTAAAGCAGGGTCCATTGGAGCAGGTGGTTGAGGTTTAACTAAAACCTGATCAATATTTTTTACACCTAATGCTTCATACATATTTCTATACGCTGCATACATGTTGTGCATTTGCGGATTAGAGGTTGCCAGCTGCAACTCTGTTTGTGCGAGGGAAATACGCTGAGTCTGTGAAAAGATGTTGGGATCAGCAACTGGCAAAATATCTACCCGATCATCAAAATCAGTTTGTTTAACAAACCTTTGACCCCCAACTACGTCGTACGGATATTCCGGTGGTAGATATAACTTGAATACTCTTGCTAATAATTTGAATTCATTTTTTAACGAAGAGTAAATTCTTTTGTGAATAGCTGACATCGTTCTACTTCCACGTTCTAATAACGCAACTGTAGTTCCAACTGCAGCTTGTTGATTACCATCACCAACTTGTAGATCAGCAATCGATGCAAATCTTTGACCAGCGTTTACTACAATACCCATAAGGTTTAGTAGTGTAGCTGATGGTTCTTTAAATGGTAACATCATAAATGAATCTTTTAAATTTCCACCTGGTGCATCTACATCTCTAAATTCACCTGGTTGAATAGACTGTGCATCATCTCTAATTCTAATACCACGCATTTTAAATCCAGCAGGTAAATTAGATAAAGTACCTGCGTCCAATAACTGACGGAGTGCTGCAGTTGCAGTTCTGCTCAATCCGCCAATCATATGGATTAAACCAAAGCCATAAAAGCCTAGTCCTGGAAGAAACTTAAAGTGAGTAAAGTATGGTATTTTAGTTTTTTCTGGATCACCAATTTCATAGTTACGTCTAATAGCTAAAACATTTCTTGTTGCTTCATCAACTGTTACTATGTATGGAATTTTAATTCCTGAAGGTTCACCTGTTTCGTCAGCGTCTTCAAAACCTTCTATATCTAAATTAACATGACATTCTAAAAGAGTGTAGACATCATCGTCTTGTGTTTTTCTTTGACCTTCTAATTCTCTCTCTTTTTTCTCAACGTCATCTTCAACTTGTCTTGGAGATCCTAAGTCAATATCTAAATAGAAACCTGCAACTTGTTGTTTTCTTAATTCGTTCTTAGAAACTTTTACCCGATGGATGATTGCCTCTGCATCGTCTAATGAGGTAGCCGTGTAGGGTACAATCAAATCATCTGCCGGTACGAACTTTGATACTGCTTTTTTAGATAACTCATCATAATAAGTTTTCTTAAAAGCTGACCCTGCTAATGGAAGATAGAATAGCATTTGATCAAAGTCTGGCTCATAGTCTTTCATTTTTTCCATGAGCTCATAGTTCATAAAATCTTTAACACGATTTGCTTGTTTTGTTTTTTCTTCGTTAGGTGCACCAATCACTTGAGTTCTAACTGGTCCATCTGCTGGTAATAATTCTTTGTAAGCTAACGCTTGAAACTGAGTAACCGCTTCTGCAAGAACTGGGTGAGTTGCACCACTAGCTCCTTGAAAAGGTTCTGTTCTCATATCATATTTAAAACCTAAAAGATCTAAACCTTGAGTGTAAGAACGTTCCCATTCTTTTCTACCCATTTGGTAATCTTGATATTTTTGAGAAAGGTCTGCACCCATCTCATCTAAAACTTCGTCTGGTAAAAATTCTGCTAAGTTTGCATAATGCTCATCACCACCTTCTGGTGATGCAGCGTTTGGATCAAAATCTATTTCAACTGATCCGTCTTCTTGTTCATTAACTTCGACAGGACCTGGAGCTTCACTAACTTCTTCTTGAGCTTCAACTACTGTTTCTTGTATATCTTCCTCACTAGGAAGTTCTATTGAGCCTCTTGGACTTTGAGTCAGAGACTTGTCTATTTTGTCTGCCATTTTTTATTTTCTCCAGTTTCACTGTTCTAACAGTATTATAGTTAATATTCAACCCCTGAGGCGTGGGTCCGGATTCAGGCGGCAGGAGCCAGGTCTTAGGGTATTTATTCATCGTATGTATATTTTCTCATATTTTCTAAATCATCTGTTTCAATGTATTCTTCTACATCTTTAAGCTTACCTTCCATATCAGGTTTTGCGCTTGCTTCATTATAAGTCACGCCTCCTGTTTCAGGATCTAAATCTATTTCCATTTGATTTTCTTTGTAAAGCATATCTCCATCTTGATCTACTTCTCTAATTGTTATTTTATTACCTTTTTCTGTAACTACATAATTATCTGCTTGATAGACATCAGCAAATTCATCTGCTCTGTTACCAGTAAAATATTTCATTCCTGTTGCTTCAGCTTTTGCTTTAACCTTAGCAATAAGGTCATATATAAAATCAGGCATACCATCAGCACCTCTTCTAAGCACTTCAGCTACTTTTGGTGCACTTGTTCCAATGTCAATAAATCTTCCAAGTAAAGGTATAGACGCAAGTCCACCCATGATCTTCATAAACTTTCTTTTTTTAGGATCTTCTGGTCCATCTGCAAAACCAACACGTCCACCTATTGCATATTTTTCTTTTAAAGATTCTATACCTTCTTTAAAAGTTTTATCTCCTGCTAATTCTTTAAAAGCTTCTGAGTAAGAAATACCTTTTTCTTTAGATAATTTGTAAGCTTGTTCATTCATATCCACAATTGTAGGCATTACAAAAG